CCAAGACACCCATCCAAGTACCTTCATGGGGTTCCTGAATCCATGTGTGTCGAGCAGGTTGCTTCTCACCTTTGAAGTCATGCCACTCACCTGTGTACATCTCAAAAGCCCAGAAGTCATCGTGATCTGGTTCATCGGTATTATCTACAAGGGTTGTAGGTTGCTGTACCCATAGTGAGGATAACTTGTTACGGGCCATTTGCATCGAGGCTTTTACATTATCAAACATGGTTGATTCCTTTACAGTGGTTGAGTTGTTAATCTTGTTAACAGTGTTTGGTTTGTTAATTTGACGGAAATAGATCTCTAGAGACAAGTGGTCATTCATAGTTGTTCCATGAAGTGACTACAAACTGAAGCTCGTAGTAAGGGACACCATCATACGTAGATTTACGTACATGGAAGCCCTTTGTGCCTGTACTGCATTCCTCATGCTCAATACAGTTATTCATCAGCCTACGAGCTTGTTTACGTAGATCCCCTTTCGTAGGGACTTCAGCAGGGCTTTGCATGTCGTCTTTAAACCATGTCCAATCTAGGAACTCCATGACCTTGTGAACCTTATCAAAGTCAAACTCATCTAGAATGTCTGCAATGATCTCGTCTTCAATTGTTCTCATCTAAGCTCTCCATTTCAGCTACGTACTTCTCAGCGTCTTTAATGCCTCGTTCCAAGGCAGTGATGATACCTAGTGTGAGAAGAGAGTTACGTTCCTCATCGCTCATATCGAACTTATAAGTTGCGCTACCGTCTTCATGCTCTTTAATCAATACTACTTCCATTTTAAATACTCCTGTTTTTTAAATAAGACACTGCTTTAGAGAGTGTATCAGGGCTATCCTTAAACATTCCTAAGCCTCGGTTACAGTTGTTACAGAGAATGCCTCTAACTTCCCCTGTTAAGTGGCTGTGATCCACACACATAGCGTTTCCAGTCATCCCTTTTCGGAGAAGTTCAACACTACAAATTTCACAGTGTGTGAAAGACTCCATATCATTCAAAGTTACTCCGTAAGTTCGAGCAAGTCTAGAACTTCTAGCTTTATCTGTCTTGGCATACGTTTTACTCTTGTCTCGGGCACACTGCATACATTGATGGGTAGAAACAAACCTTTCTTCAAGATGTCCGTTTTGACATATCAAACCAGTAAAAAAGCGTTTTAACCCTTTTTCTTTGGCGTCTTCTTTACTAATTTCTTGTATCATTTAACCTCTCTTTTGTGGTGGTACTTTTACTGCTTTCTCGAATCCAACTCTCTGGTATGGTCTTATCGGAGTACAAAAAGTTGTTCTTAACACACCACTGAGCATAGCTAGTACGTGATCCTTTGTTTAGCTTTTGAGAGCTATTAGAGAATACGAACCTTATGTCCAAGTGTGGTTGTTGCCTTTTGATCAGCATGTGTTTCTTACGGTCTGCTATAAGGAATCGGCCCTTAGTCTCCACGATGATACCGTTATCAAGCACAATATCCGGCGTGTACTGGTGCTCACTAGCTGGCTTAATGTACCTGATCTTCATCTTCTCGTATTCGTAAGGGATTCCAGCTTCTTCGAGCTGCTTACACAGCGCTTGTGCCATTTTTGAACGACTTGCTTTTCGTGTCACCATTTTTCAGTCTCCGTTTCTTGCTCATCTTCACCCCAATCAAGTTCTTCTTTAAAGTACTTGATTTTAAACTTCTCGTACTCAAAAGAAACACCAGCATCAGTTAACTGCTTTGCTACGTTGTATTCTAGCATTGAGCGAAAACCTAGACTTCGAGCTAAAGCAAACTTATCTTTCTTGTTCAAAAGAGGATTGTCTATAAACTCGGTATGTCCATGTTCTTTCCTATGTCTCCACTCAGTTGTTAGCCTTTTCTGTCGTTCAACATACTCAGGATGGTTAGCTTTATACCGTAGTTTTTCAGCAGCGTCCCGACAAGACTCTTTACAATACTTTGCATCGGAACGTCGAGAGTCAGGTATTTTACTACCACATTTTACACAGTGTGTTGTCTCTTTCTGTTTCCGATTTTGTATCATACTTTAGTCCGTTCATACTGGTGCATCAAAGAACCGAAGGCATCGACAAAGATCTCGTTATGGTCAACCTGCCCCATAGAGAACATAATCGCGTGGACTAACTCGTGAAAGAAAGTCTGTTCAGTGTAGTTCTTGTTCATACCTGACCGTAGGTAGATAATCTGAGTAGTGCAGTCACACTTACCGTACTCACTCAAGTCATCCACGTACTTAACTAACCACTGACACCCGACGAGATGGAAGGACGTTGGAATGTTTGGTTTGGTACTCGTCTTAACCACAGAAGTCCCGCATTCTCGGTGATACGCTCTTCGGTAAGACCAGCTTCAAGATATGATTTAACAACTGTTGCATACATTTCCTCTTCAGTTTTACAATCCACTAGAATCTTCTCTGCCTTCTTAGGCCCTATGCCCTTCAAGCCGATGATGTTGTCAGTACGATCCCCTGTGAGCATCTGTGTGTAGAAGTTACGAAGAGCTTGCTCCTCAGTAACGTAGTACTCTTCATGCTTCACGAAGTTGTAATGCCAACCAGCAACTTGATCTAGGTCTTTATCAATGGAGACAATCCAACCACCCGTTGAAGTAGCCTCGATAGCAACTGCATCATCTGCTTCCTGTCCCTCTACCAGTTCTGCACCAAGGCGCTGGAGATGGGTACGGATAGCATCGTAATGCTTTGGTCTCTTAGCATCCTTCCTATTGCCCTTGTAAGGCTCAGTGACTGCTATGTCGTTGCGATAGTTACCTTTACCAGTGATGTACGCTTTGTAGTCATCGCACTTCAAGTCTCGGTAAACAATCTCATTGACTAAGGTAGTCACACGAGCCAAACAGATAGCCTCATCGGAGTCTTCACTAGCGAAACCTACTCGGTAACAAATAATGTCGGCATCGATGATGGCTAAACTAGGACGTAACAGTTGACAAACCGTTTTAGAGAGCGTCATCGTCCGCAGTAACTGCCTCAGGCACGTAAGTCTTCACTTCAGTGACCATGACTGTCTTTAGGGACGGTGCATTACCGTGCTTAGCTGACATACGGTGAGTGTACGAACCCACGATAGCTACGCACTTAGAACCGTTACCTAGAGCCTCTACAGGGACTTCCTTGAGGCTGTCATCTGTTGGCTTGAACAAGTACTTGCTCTTAGCCACGATGAAGTTACCCATAGCATCCTTGTGCTTGACTTTGATACCCAAGCTTGTGAGCTTAGCTGAGTCGTCATCGCTGATGTTACCGATAGTACATTCGTACTTGTCGTTGTCTGTGTTGAATGCTGTGTTGTACTCAGCCATCCACTTAGTCCAGAACAACTCGCCTGTAATCTTCACTGGTTTCAAATCTGACATATCTCGTTTCCTTACTTGGTTAGGCCGTAGCCGATCATTACAAACGTACGTCTTTCCGTACTGTCATTTGCCGTTAGTGGGTTTCACGCCAATTACGACCAATCTTGTATTCCCCATCGAGAGGGCATCGTAGCTTAAAGGCTACACCAGCATCTCTGATTGACTGTACACACGCTTTGCCAGCTTCCTCAGCAATATCAGGTGAACACTCAAACTGAATCTCATCATGGACATTGGCTACTAGCTGTACGTTCCAATTATAAACCTTAATCTTATCATTAAAGAGTACTAAAGCTTTCTTCATGACAATCGCGCCAGCGCCCTGTAGTAAGCTATTGAGCGCCGCATGTTCAGAACGCACCCATATTTTACGCCCATCAAGCCCGGGTACAAAGCCCTTGGCCGCATATGCGGATACCTTATCACGTAAGCGCTGCAACGAGGGAGTCCCTTTAAGAAAGGAAGTGATGAGCTTTTGTCCAGCGGCACTACTACCACCGACAATCGATCCAATCTTCGAAGGCCCCGCGCCGTATAGGAAGGCATAGATAAACGTCTTCGCTTGGTCACGTGTTTGTAAGCCGGCTGCTTTTTGATTAACCGTGTGGACATCCGTGCCGTCCTTAGAGCTTCCCTCGGTGACTGTCTTGACATACTTATCATCCTTCATGTAATGAGCTAACATACGTAGCTCTAAACCACTTGCGTCACATCCTACTAGGACGTTACCTTCCTCAACTGTCCAGCACTGACGACACTCAGGGCCATAGGGTGAGCCAGAGTTAGGGATCTGTGCCATGTTAGGCTTCATGTGAGTCATACGGCCTGTTACAGCCCCGTTAGTGATGACTCTACCGTGTACCCTACCGTCAGCCCCTAAGACCTCTAACCACGATTCAATCTGAGCTATGCGCTTACCTAGCATCATGTACTCAGCTACGAACTGAGCCAAAGGCCACTTAAGCCCCATCAAAGTGCTCTCATCCACAATAGCCTGTCCGTTAGGATGGCTGCTAGTAGGTTCTGTGAACTTCTTAGGCTTCCAACCTAGAGCGATAAGCTTCTCAGCTATCTGTTGTCTAGAAGCAGGGTTAAAAGTGATACTCTCAGGTTTCAAAAGCTTACCTGTTTTGGAACTTATACGTTCCACTTCGTATGGAGGATACTCTTCCTGCATTCTGTCATTGATAGCGCTCATCTTCCCCTTGAGTTCAGCCAATAGACAGGTAGCGTGTATCACATCGAGCTTGAAGCCGTTCTTCTCCTGCTTATTGATGATAGCTGCTACTTGGTGTTCCAGTTCCACACTCTCCTTAGAGAATCCCTTATCCAACAGATCAGCTTCCAACTGAGTAAATAGAGTCCGTAGAACGCTAACATCACGTACGCAATAATGCTCAAGAAGAACATCAACGGGCGCATCAAAACACTCACCAGCATAAGCCTCTTCACGGTTCACCATCCACTGCCACGTTGCTTTGTAGTCCAGCTTCTTTACCCCTAGAGTTTTTCCCCATGCGTCTAGGCTGTGTCCCCCGTCCCTCGTTGGCTCTACCAACCTTGACACTATCAATGTATCGTACGCTTGCTTCAATCCAATCTTCGTCCCCCATAACCTGTTCAGGTGAACTGCATCGAACCCGATCAGATTGTGTGCTGCGATCAACGTAGCGTCCTTTAAGTAATCCCAAAGGCCTGTTGGAGCTTTCCATACTTTCACTTCCCCTGTGTCGATGTCCTGCGTAACAGCGAGATGGATGACGTCATGCGCCATGTTTGTCTCGATGTCAATAGCAATACGTTTCATATTTTACTTCAAGTTAAGGAACAGCCCGATCTGGGCGAAGGCATAGCCTATCCACATGATACCAGCACCCATATCACCCTTGAGCCACTGTAGCGTACCTACAACAGCGTAGCCGATACCGATAGTACCAACGATGATCATCTCAATCATTGCATAGCTCCAGCCACTTACGAGAGTAAGGGAAAAAGTAAGAAGTACCCAACCAACGGTCTTCCTTTAAAAGCTCCATTTGCTCGTCCACTGTTTTACCTTTGTTGTTCTTAATGAAGTCAATCATCTCCTCCATGATGTACATTGTGTAAGTCAAACTGTAACCAGCCTTTGATGACTTCTCCATCATGTCCTCACGTTCCTGCATTGTGCTCGTGCTCATAGTTCCTCCAACTGAACTTCTACCATGCGCCCTGTGCGCTGATCGTACAAGAGACTACCTGCTGGGCCTGTCTGTCCATTGAACCTGTTCTTAGCTACAGCAACCTTGGTTGTGTTCCTGACTGTAGCGTCAGTGCTCATGGAGTTACGCTCTAAAGTGATAACAGCGTCAGACAACTGAGCGATAGCACCAGAGCCACGTAGCTGAGATAAGGATACTGATTCACCGTCTTCATGTCCTTTGTTAGATGTGCTAGGGCGCTTCAAGTGTGATACGCAAATGAGTGTGATACCGGTTTCTTGTACAAGTGTACGCAGACGGGTCATCAGTACATCAATAGACTTGCGCTCATCATTCCCGTCCATACCAGAAACAACGAGAGAAATATGATCGAGAAACACCACACGGCAATCACAAGCACGCGCCATATAACGGATTCTGTTGATAACATTATCAATGGCAAGACTACCAAAATGGTCAAACAGGAAAACACGATTAGTACCCAGAGTAGCATCGAAGGCCTCCTTTAATTCTCGTTCTGTGACAGGGGTGTCTGGCAGATGAAGTTTTTTGTTTGCGTGTAAGGACATAATTGACCTTGCGGTTTTTCGCACTGACTCCTCCAAAAACATCCCACCAATAGACCACTTTGTAGTACCGAGAATTTGGTAGAGGATTTCTCTAAGGAACTGTGATTTCCCCAACCCACTCCCTGCTGTGACAGTGATAAGCTCA